CGTTTTGTGGTTTGAAGAACTTGACCAGTTCACGGGCGAGGAAGCTGTCAGAAAGATTGAACAGTCGGTGATTCGCGGCGGTGACACGGCTTTTAAATTTAAATCGTTCAACCCTCCGAAATCTGCACAGAACTGGGCGAACAAGTATATTAAAATTCCCCGTCAAGACAGGCTCGTTATTGAGAGTACATACCTTACAGTACCGTCAAAATGGCTCGGAAAGCCGTTTATAGATGACGCAGAGTTCCTGAAAGAAACAAACCCTACCGCCTATGAAAACGAGTATATGGGCATTGCTAACGGCACAGGTGGCAATGTATTTGATAATGTTGTTATTCGTGAGGTCACAGATGACGAAATTCAGACCTTTGACAGATTTTACAGAGGAGTTGACTGGGGCTGGTATCCTGATCCGTTTGCCTATGATTGTATGACTTATATTCCAAGTCAACACAAGCTCATTATTTTTGACGAGGAACATTGCAACAAAAAAAGTAACAGGGAAACAGCCGAATTGCTCAGAACTAAGCACGGAGTTACAAGCAATGATTTAATCACTTGTGACAGTGCAGAACAGAAGTCAGTCGGCGATTACAGGGCTGACGGTTTAATGGCTCGTTCGGCAGAAAAAGGACCCGGTTCGGTTGTTTACTCAATGAAGTGGTTGCAGTCTTTACGGGAGATTGTGATTGATAACACACGCTGTCCGCATACTGCACAGGAGTTTCTCGACTATGAATACGAGCGTGATAAGGACGGCAATGTTATCAGCGGTTATCCCGACAGAGACAACCACCATATTGACGCTGTCAGATATGCAATGAACAGAGTATGGAAACGCAGAGGTGAATAATGGGACTTATAGATTTTTTGAAAGGAGTGTGGAGGCGAATGTTTCCGCTTGAAAATATTCGGCAGGCGCTTAATTTACGGCTTGCGATTACAGCAGAAATGCAAAAGGCTATCGGCATATGGCAAAACTGCTATGTCGGCAAAGCTCCGTGGCTTGATGAAAATGTCATCAGTTTGAGGCTTGAGCAGTCAATCACAAGGGAGTTTGCTAACATTACGCTTAACGAAATGACGGTGAACATCTCAAATGAAACGCTGTCAAAATTGTTTGAAACTGCAATCGAGGAGCTTAATTCGGAGTTACAGTCAGGTCTTGCAACAGGTGCAATGGTTATCAAGCCTTTGGGCGGTGACAGGGTGCAATATATCTCGGCAAACGCTTTTGTGCCGATTGAGTTTGACGCAAAGCACAGGCTTGTAAAGGTCATCTTCCCCGAATTTAAGAAAATCGGTGACAACTACTACACAAGGCTTGAATATCATAGCCTTGATAAGGACAAGGGTTTGACTGTTACTAACACGGCTTACCGTTCGTCATCATCCGAGGTTCTCGGTACTGAAATTCCTCTCGCTGTCATTGACGAGTGGGCAGACTTACCGCCTGCGGTCACATACCCCGATATGAAAAGACCTGCATTTGGATATTTCAGAGTGCCGATTAAAAACACGGTTGACGGCTCATCCTGCGGTATGTCGATTTTTGACAGCGGACTTGAAATTATTCAGAAAGCCGATATGCAATTCGGACGGCTTGACTGGGAATTTGAAAGCGGAGAGCGTGCGATTCATGTTGATTCTGCCGTGTTTAAGGACGGCAAAGCCGACAGACTTAACAGGCGTTTGTACCGTGCCGTTGATGTTGATTTAGGCGACGAAGAACTGTTCAAGGACTTTTCGCCTGCGTTCCGACAGTCCGACATTACGGACGGCTTGAATACATATCTGCGTATGATTGAATTTGCGGTCGGTCTTGCATACGGTGACCTTTCAAACCCCGAAACAGTCGCAAAGACTGCTACGGAAGTTTTGTCAGCCAAAACCCGAAAATATAACACAGTGTCGGCAATTCAGAAACAGCTTCGCTATTGCCTTGATGACTTGGTGTATGCTCTTGCCTTTTACAATTCGCTGACAACAAGCGGTTATTCGTTTGTATGCGATTTCAAGGACAGTATTCTGACCGATGAAGAAACCGAACGCAAGCAGGATATTCAGGACTTAAACCTTGGTATTATGCGACCTGATGAGTACCGTATGAAATGGTATGGAGAGGACGAAAAGACAGCGAAAAAGAATCTTCCGCAGTCCTCTGAGGTTATCGAATAATGTTCACTCCGACTGAAATTGAGGCTTTGCCCTCGGCTATGGAACAGTTGTACCGCAGTTTACAGTTAAATATTATGTCCGACCTTACGAAGCGTTTGAAAGCTAACGGTGAGGAGATAACCTCTGCCGCCGATTGGCAGATTAACAGGCTTTATGAATTGGGCGTGAGTAAGGATGAAATAGACAGCCTTATTCAAAGCACGCTCAATGTGTCTGACGATGAAATCGACAGAATCTATGACGAGGTTGTACAGTCGGGATATGCAAGAAATGAGAAGCTTTATGCAGGCAAGGGCAAAGAGTATATTCCTTATGCAGAAAATAAACAGTTGCAACAACTTGTAAAGGCGGTCAAAAATCAGACAAAATCGGAGTACAGGAACATTACAGGCTCACTCGGATTCGCCGTGAGAAATGCCGACAATACGCTGTCATTTACTCCGCTTGCGGACTTTTACCAACGCACTCTTGACAACGGACTTATGCAGATTGCAAGCGGTGCGGTTGATTATAACACCGTCCTTAAAAAAGCGGTTAAAGCTATGACCGACAGCGGATTGCGTATCGTCGATTATGCAAGCGGTTGGAGTAATCGTGTTGATGTGGCGGCACGCAGGGCGTTGATGACAGGCTTTAATCAGGTTGTCGCAAAGGTCAACGAGGACAACGCCGAACAGCTCGGCACGGAATATTTCGAGGTCAGCTATCACCGTGGTGCAAGACCGACACATCAGGTGTGGCAGGGCAGAGTGTACAGCAAAAAGGAGCTTGAAACCGTCTGCGGATTGGGTACGGTCACAGGTCTTTGCGGTGCGAACTGCTACCACAGCTATTCGCCGTTCATCAAGGGCATTGATACCCCGACATACAGCGAAGAAGAACTTGACCGTATGAACGAGGAAGAGAACACCCAGAAAGAATACAACGGCAAACAGTACACTGCGTATGAAGCACAGCAAAGGCAAAGACGGCTTGAAACCGCAATGCGTGCCGACCGTCAGCAAATTGAATTGCTCACACAGGGCGGTGCAGATGACGATACAATCACAGGCGCAAAGGTCAGATATTTTCAAAGGCAGGACGAATATGTAAAGTTTTCCAAAGCAATGAACCTCCCTCAGCAATGGGAAAGAATAACCGTTGACGGCAAAAATGCTTTAGGCTCAAAACTCCCGAAAAAAGCAGAGAGTGTTAATAAAATCACCGCTGAATCTGTTGCAAAATCGGGTAAAAGTGGTATAATAAAAGAGAAAAGTAAAAAGCCTATTACTCCGATAACCGATAAAGCTATCAGTCGTATTCCTAAAGTTGATATTGAAGGTTATACAGAAGAGCAGTGTTTGGAAATTCAAAAACAACACAAGGAGCTTTTGAAATTTTCAAAAGAACAAAATGAAGATAAAGAAGTTGCCTTCGTGTTAAAAAATGATGTGTCCAAAATGATTACAGAGCCTATTAAAGGAACTGATGAAAAAATAGATTTTGGATCAGCACTTCAAGGCAAAGATTTATTTGTTATGCACAATCACCCGAGAAACAGCAGTTATTCTTTAAATGATATTATCGAATTTATTAAGAATGATAGTATAAAAACATTTACTATTGTGAAAAACGATGGCAACATTGAAGTATTAACAAAGTTGAAAGGATACGACAGACTATCACTTTTAACAGAGTTACAACGAATGGGAAAAAAGAGGATAAAAACAGGTTCTGATAGTGAATACAGAAAGGTTATTGATAAATTTTTAAGTAAACATCAAGAAGGAGGTTTATTTGAATGGAAGAAATAAACAAATCTGTTTTAGATGGTTCTAACGAAGAAGCTTCAAAACGTCTTGACGAAATAATTAAAGAACTTGAAAAACAAAGAAACAAAAGCTAACCGCTCCGTAAAAAGGGCGGTTTTGTTGTATGCAATTCACAAAAACAGCATAAAATTACGAATTGAGCATTTTATAACCGACAGCAATGTTGATTATAGGGTGCTTTTTGCATTTAAACCCGTCGATTTCGACCGGTTTAGAAAGGTGGTGACAGAATGAAAATCAGAGTAACAACAGCATTTAACGACAGGCAGAACGGCTATGTAACCCGACCTGTGAATGAAGTTTTTGAATGCTCCGAGCAGAGAGCAAAGGAACTCATTGACGGCGGTTTTGCAGAAGAGGTCAAGCCTGACGCCCCCAAAAGCCGAGAGCAAAGAAAACAGAAAAAACAGATTAAGCGCCCTTGCATTTGATTGCATAGGTGCTTTTATTTTACCCTGCCGTGGGTTACAACGGCTGAATTTCTACCGCAGGCAAAGCGGAATACAAGCTATGCAGAAAGGATTTACTATGAAGAATATACACACACTTCTCTCCGAAATCGGCTTTACAGTTCCCGAAGATAAAAAGGCTGACTTTGAAAAAGCCTTTGCGGATAATTACAAAACCGTGTCAGAGGTTGAAAAGCTCCGCACATCAAGGGACAACTACAAGTCACAGCTTGAAACTGCACAGACTGCACTCAAAAAGTTTGAGGGTGTCAATGTGGACGAGCTCAAGGGCGAAATCAAAAAGCTCAACGGCGAACTTGAAACAAAGGAAAACGAGTATCAGATAAAAATTGCCGATATGGAGTTTAACTCTGTTCTTGACACCGCTGTTTCAAAGAGCGGTGCGAAAAATGCAAAGGCTGTCAAGGCTCTGCTTGACCTTGAAAACCTGAAAACATCTAAAAATCAGGCAGATGACATCAAAAAGGCTCTCGAACAGGTTAAGTCCGAAAACGGCTATATGTTCGGTTCTGACGAGCCTTTTCAGAATCCTGTTAAGGACACGGGAAATCCTATACCGACAGGAATTACAAAGGAAATGTTCGCAAAAATGGGTTACAGCGAGCGTTTAAATCTAAAAAAGAGTGACCCACAGAAATATGAACAGTTGAAAGGATGATTAAATTATGCCAAATCAGGTAACAAAAATTTCTGACATTATCGACCCCGAGGTTATGGCTGATATGATTTCAGCAAAAATCCCGAATAAGATTGTTATTGCTCCGTTTGCGAAGGTTGATACAACCCTTACAGGTGTGCCAGGCGATACTATCACAGTTCCGCAGTATGCTTACATTGGTGACGCCGTAGATGTTGCCGAGGGTGTTGCGGCTGAAACTGTAAAGCTCACAGCAAGCACCGCAAAGGCAACTGTAAAAAAGGCAATGAAAGCCGTTGAGCTTACGGATGAAGCAGTATTAAGCGGTTACGGCAACCCTGTCGGCGAAGCTAACAATCAGATTGCTAAGGCAATTGCTTCAAAGGTTGACAATGACGCAATGGACGCACTTCAGACCGCACAGCTTGTATATGACGGTTCAGGCTCAATTATCAAGTACAATTCGGTTGTTGAAGCTATTGACCTTTTCGATGAAGAGGCAAACACAGACAAGGTTATGTTTGTAAACCCAAAGCAGGTTACACAGCTTCGCAAAGACAGCGACTTTCTTTCTGCCGATAAGTACCCTAATCAGGTTATGATGTCAGGCGAAATCGGCAAGATTGCAAACACAAGAATTGTGCCTACAAGAAAAGTACCGCTCTTGAACGAGTGGTACAAAGCTGACGAAAGCGGTACAGCCGTAACAGCTTCAAATCTTGAAGAG